CTTTACCTTGATAGAAGTTATAAAGTTCAGACTTAAACATGTCAAGAGTAAATGAAGACTTGTTATATACTCTTTTGAAAGAGTTATCTAACTGTGCCCATAAACCTACAGATAATCTAATATCATCTGGTCCATCTTGTTTAATTCTACCACCTTTACCCCACATTAGGTAAGTTTCAATATCTGTTGCAATTTTAGATAAGTGAGCTGCTTCCATATTTGTAATGAAAGTTCTTGTAAGAGTTCCATTTTCAAATGCTTCTCTTGCTCCTGCTTTACCCATATTTGCTACTAAGCCTTCTATACTTGGTACAGATGGATTATTAGGATCTGTATCAAAGTTTCTCCAAATCTCAGTTACTGGTACAGTACCATCAGCATTCAAGCCACCTTTGATCATAAGATCAGCACGGCTAGAAATAGAATAATGTACGTGTGCTTCTGCTCCTCCTACAAAATTGTAAAATTCACGGAATCCAGATCCTGTTTCAATATCAGAAAATCTTTCACCATACTCACCTCTTGCAGAACCTTTTCTAAAGTATTTAGTTCCTTTAGCAAGGTACTTGTTGTCTAATATAGCAGCATTATTGTTGTTAACCAACTGTACTGTATAGACATAACCATCACCAGCAGGGATAATATCATCTGCTGTAATGTATAATTCAAGACCATTATACTTGTCATATGTGATAATATCACCGTGACCAAATGTTCTTTTGTTGACCTTAATTTTAAAGTAAGTTCCATCTACACCTTTGCTAGAATTAGCAGGCTCAATGTCAGCTACAATATAAGGAAGATCTTGTGCAATAGGAGTTTGCCACTTGTACTCACCTCTAGCATTATCCACCATGATAGTATTCTTTCCACCAAAAGAAGCCATTTGATATAAAGGCATTTCTACCTTCTGGGTCATTGCCCATAAATCAATTGGTCCCATATCCATAGGCTCAGGGTTACCAAGCATTTGGGTAAGGTGATAAGAATCAACATGTGAACTTGCTTTGTAGCTTGTATCACGTAGGAAAATCCCATTATTTAAAACTGGAGTTGCCATAATTTTTGATTGTTTTTAGTTAATAATTGTTTTACTCTGTTTATATTTAATTTACTTAATTAAATTCTTTTAAATATTTTTACATTCTTTTAAAAATGTTTGTTGGTCTTGTTAATTTTCTTTTAGAACTTTTCTTTTCTGCTTCTGCTCTATTTACTCCTAATGATGCACCTCCTGCGTTTGATTGTTCAGTTTTAAGTTTTCTTACTGTTTTCTCCACACTTTTTTGTGCACCTTTATCCATAATTTTAGCTTTATAACTTACAGGATCTTGTAATAACCATAGAGCCTCAGATATAAGTGCATAATTTGGTTCAACAAATTGATACTTTTCCAATAAGTGACCTAATAAATTTGTATTACGTCCACTTACTGAAGGATAATTAGGTTGAACTAAACCATTATATAACATAGCTTGTGTCTTTCTATCAACTTTAATTTCACCTAACTTACCATCCTTTAATGTATCATATACATTTTTCATATATGCTTTTGATGCTTGTTCTTGTTGTTTCTTTTTTAACTCTTGTTCTTCAAGTTTTTGTGCTACAACTTTTTCTTGCATCTTATCCAACTTAGGTTTAAACTTATTTGCTTGTTGCTCAAGCTTACCTAAATCTTTCCATATTTCAATTTCTTCTTGAATCTCTTCTTGAGTACCATAACCAGTAGCTCCTAAGTATTCAGATATTATTTTTTCTTGATCATTACTTTTTTTAACATCAAGACTTTTACTTTCTTCAACCTGTGATAATGTAGAAAATAATGCTTTTAAATCTTTACCTCCATCTGCAACATATTTTGCTGCTATTTGTAATTCTTCTGGTAATGACTGAAAAAATTGTTTTGGAGTTTCACGTCTTACTTGATTAGCTTTTTCATCTAAATTAGCTTGAATAAGCTCCTCCCAATCTTTTGCACTATATTCTGATAAATCTTTGTCATCATCAAATGGTACAATTTTATCTTCTTTAATTAATTTTGAAAAAACATCAGATATACCTGAAATAGATTTTCTTCCTTTTTTTATTTTTGTTTCTTCAACATCACCTTCATCTTCTGTTGCTCCATCTAATGTATCTAAAATACTATCAACATTATCTTCAACTTTTTTTTCCTCAACAACCTCTTCACCTTCTTGTGCTTTTGGTTCTTCAGCATTTTCTTTATCTTCTTTTTTAGCATTTAAATCATCTTTATCATCCTTATCTGGATCTGCAAATGACATATCTGCTTTCTCACTTAAACCACTAAATATACTTTTAGGTTTATTTGAGTCTTGTGAAATAATATCATCTCCACTAGGTGCAGCATTAAATATTTCATCTAAATTAACGTCAACTTGTTTTACGTTACTTTTCACTGGTTCTGTTTGAGTTGTACTCATAATTATGTTGGTTTTAATAATTAATATTCGTTACATATATAATATACATAAACTTTATATTATAAACTTAAAATATTTGTGGAAAAATAAAAATAATTAGCAGTATATAGCTAACGTCAATTATTTTTTATTTGATTCATTAGAATCATACTTATTTTTGTTTTCTTTAGCTATTTGAAGTTTTGTATTAGCTATTTCTTTTGAAGCATTAATTTTCTCTCTTTCAACTTGGAGTCTACTATTTTCCATCATAGACTTAGAGCTATTCTCTTCACGTTTTAAATTCATTTGTTCACGGTATTGAGTAGTCTCTCTAATATCTTTCATAGCATCTTGAAAATCAGACTGTTGATTCTGATTTATATCAGCCATTGATCCAAAACCAGCAGATCTTATCTCAGCAATAGTAACATCATTTTGTCTATCCTTAGCATTTTCTTGCATTTCAACTTGAAGCTTTTGTTGTTCTTCTTGTGCTTTGGCTTGTAATTGTTGCTCTTGCATTTGACGTTGTTGTTGCATTTCTTGTTGACGCATGCTTTGTTGTCTAGTTTCTGAGTCTTTAAGTATATCTGTTACTTCAGCAATAGAGTCTGCTTTAACAATATTTCCAAGTTCATATATACTTGCCCCTGTAGTATTGTTTGTAAGAGCCATTTGTTTAAGGTTTTCTAATATAGCTCTATGGTTTGTTTTAGTAGTTGCAAATACATTAAAATCTCTAAGTAATAGTTCAGTACCATTGATTGCAAAATTAACCTTTTCAGCTTCTGTAGATATATATGATAGTCTAACGCTTGGATTAGTACTATAATAATATTGTGCTAAATCAGTTCTCATTTGATGAACCCTTGGCATTAAATGGTCTGAATGTTGTACAAAATACATTTCTGTTTGGGCATATGACTGTTGCATAGCTTGTACAACCCCGGTTGCAGTTTGTGCTGATACGGCACCACCAAGACGCTGAGGATTAATGCCAATGGCATCAAAACATTGTTGTTTAAAATAATTAGCTAATTGTATTCTAGACATTAATCTATTAGTCTGCTCCATGTTTAGAGTCTGATAATGATTAAAGTTAGTTGCATTTTCTGTATTAGTAATAGAAGTATCTAATGGAAGCATCTGAAAATCTTTCATTGCTACAAATGCTTTAGCATAATTGTTTTTACCCCAGTCTTCACCCATTGAGTGACGTGGTAAAGCATTCTGATCAAACATTATTACTGTTCCTAATTCATCTATCAGAATGTCTGCAATCTGGTTATTAACCATATTGTAACCAACTTGGTATGCTTTCATTAAATCAACTAATGATGTAGACCTAGTATTTCTATCTGAAAATACTCTTCCTTCTACAGGAAGTTTACACCCATAAAGTGTATTGTTTCCTTTAAATTGAAATGGAAGTCTACCAGGTTTAGTTCTGTTAATACCTATATAAATAGGATTAATGTTATCACCCATAGTTGATCTCCACATAGCAGGTAAATTTGGACCAACCTTTACACCACCCCAAACTTCATTTATCCATATCCATTCAATATGCTCACCTTCTAATAAATTTTCTTTACTCTTTTGTTTAAATATAGAAGTATCATAAACACCTTTCTTAGTAATCTTAAATGTTTCATCTACTATTTCTTGAGTTACTTCCCCATCTACTTCAATTTTAGTTAAGTGACCTATCCTACGTTGAGTCTTCCAATATATAGTTGAAACACGCATTAAGTTACCTTCACCCCACATAGATACATCTTCGTTCTCATCTAATATTTCACTTAATATATCTCCACCTCTAGCTGGATCATCCCAATAATTAGATGTAAATTGTCTATATGCTAAACCTGGCATTTGTGTATTCCACTCATGAGATCTGGTAGCATCATAATATGCTCCATCATTTTGGTATCCATTAACTTGATATTGTGCAGATCTAGCAGGATATATTTTTTGAAGTGACTTTAACTGTTTTTCATCCATTAAATATCCATATCTATCTACTACATCAGATACAGTCATTAAATCTATTTTACCACAATAATTTGAATCTGCTATATATCTTTGATCTGGTGATTTTTGATAGAAAGTTAATACTGGATTCCAAAGCTCAATATCATAGTCATCTTCTAACATTCTAAAATGCCAAAATTCTCTATCTGAAATAAGCATATCTCTAAATCCTCTTTCCTCAAGTTCTTGCATTTTGAATCTTTCTTCATCTACTGCAAGTTGATGGGATGCCCACTCTTCAACCATACTTCTATAAGACTTACTAAAAAAGTCTTCTATCTCAGGTAATGATTTTAATCCTTCTGGAGATAATTGTTGTTGTGCTTCTTCTGATGCAGGATCCATACCCATCTCAATCATCTTACGCACTAAATTAGCTTCTGCATCTGCTAGTAATGCTTCTTCTACTTGTATTCTTTTTTGTTCAAGCATCTCATTATAAGATGCATCATCCACTGCTCTAAACTGTACTTTTGTATATCTTTTAGCAAATTCACCTGTAAGTACATTTATAACATTAGGAACTATTGGATAAAATTTTAATTCTAATGCTGAATCATTCTCTGCTGTAAGAGTATCCATTAAATCTTTATACTCATTATCTGGCTCAACAATATAATCAGTTTTATCAATTATACCTTTTGCAAGTTTATAATTCTTAAGAAGCCTTCTTGAATTTAACCTTAAAAACTCAATACCTTGAAGTTCTAACCAATCTAAATTCCACGCTGCCCAATCATCTGTCTTTTTTGAATAAGGCAAAAATTGTACTGGTTGAGTTAGACTAGAAAACGTAGGCCCACTTTCTGCAGTGGCACCGTTTTTCATTTGCATGGCGTTTAATACTCTCATATTGATTTACTCTATTTAATGTTTTTAAATCCGGATCTTTTAATTTTGGATCCACCCAAACCTCTTTTACGCCCAATATTTTTAAACGGACTACTATACTTTAATTTACTTATTTTTTCTGGATTAACCAAGGAATTATCCTCTGATTCACGCCTTTTAGAATATCCTCTATTAGATTGTTGTATTTTTGCAAAAGCTATCAACGCACCAAATGTAACTAATCTATCCACGTTTAATCCAGGGTAATAAGCTAGCATTTCTTTTATTAACATAGGGTCTGGAATTCTTTCTACCCCTAATGTCTGTGACATTACTGATCCATGATCATCTGTTTCTTCATGAATACTTTCCCTTAAAAATTCAATTGCATAAGATATTAAGTGACTTTTAAATAATGTTCCTGTATTTTTCCATCCATATTCTTGATATACTGTTCTATTAGATCCTAAGTCTTTTAAAAAAAGTATCTGTTGTTTAGGAACTAAATATCTTTGTTTTTTTCTGGCTATCATATGTTGAATAAATAATGAAATATTATTTTCAACAATTGTCCATGCATTATACCATTCAATTAATAACTCTAACCTTTCATGTGTTTTATTAATATCATCAAATCTACCACACCATGCTGCAACAATTTTATCTCTTTCTATAAATTGTTCTGTATCACCAGCACCTATATCTCTAGTAACTTCAGTAGCATTTTTATAAATATATATACTACATAATGAATCTGACGTAGTTGTTTTACCTTCTGACACAGGGTCAATAGATCCATAGTATGCTCCAAATCCTGGATTATCAATAGGTCTTTCCCAAACTACAATGCTTCCAGTTTTATCTTGTTGTTTTTTATTTACAGGAAACTCACTTATAGGTAATTTATTAGTACGTTTAGCAGTAATACCTGTTTGATCTCTATCAAGTTCAATAAGCTCATAAGGATATTCTTTTTCTTCAATCTTTTTTAATTGCTTACTTAATATTCCTTGTGGAAATACAGACTCTTTTCTATAAGCAAATGCTTCAGAAATGTTAAGTGGTTTTTGAGATATTCTTAATTGATATTGTTCACCACTCAATTCATTTTTCCATCTTGATCTTTCATTTTTAATAGCTACAATTGCCTCATCTATTTCTGAGTTGCCATATTTGTCTATATAAGGTGGCATAGACCACTGTTCAGGAATAAACAACCCTGCTAATCCAATAGTGCCATCAGCGTCCATTAGATTAGTTTCTACAGCATATATATCATTAGCTCCTGGATTTAATATCATATCTTTTAGTGGATTACATTGTTCTAAATCACCCACTGAACCAGCAGCAATAAATTGACCTGTTGTCATCATACCAGAAGACATAGCAGGACGCAAGTACTCATACGTCTGCATCATATTTTTTGCAATCCCTGCCTCTTCATGAAAAAAATATGTACATGGTCCACCTACTCCAGTAGTAGCATTCTTTTCAAATGAAGCACCTTGTATTTTTGATTTAAGACCTCTTGATGTTTTTCTGTTATTTATTTTTACTTCAATCTGTTGTTGCCAAAGTAAAACTTTCTCAGGATTGCTTGGTCTGTACCATGCAGTATGTTCATTTAAAAATGTTTTATATTCTTCTAAAAACTTCCAAGATCCCTTATCATTTATATAATCTTTAAGTGATGCACCAATTTTACATATAGATCCTTCTTCAAACCAATATTGGTTGATAATTTTTCCCATATGAAAATATGAAGATGCTATCTGTCTTTTTTTTAGAATAGCTGCATGTTGATTATTTAACTCTGCAATAATCTCATATAATGCCATATGGTATTGTGCATCTCTTACTTTTGCAAACCCATATTTTTTTTCTTCCTTGTCAAATATTGGTAAGAAATTAAGCCACATGTAATAATCTCTAGTAAGATACCATTCATTATTACCGCTTTTAAATATAACTCCTGTTCTACATTTACTTTTTTGATCTTCCCAATAAACAGTAAAATCTTTTGACCTAAAAGGTTTATTACAATAGTTTCCTTCTGAATTAAATCTTTTTGCTTCTTCATTAAATAGCCATGCTATATTATCAAAATCATACTTTCCAGGCTCTTTAAAAATAGATTCTAAAAATTCTCTGAAATGATTATCTGATTCAAACTCTCTAGTTGACCATTTATGATTTTCAAATATGGGTATAGTTCTACTCATCTCTTATGATGGCATATACATCTCCTACTTGCAATAATAGGTGTTCTTGCCCATCATGTTTCATTGGGGTCGGCATAGCATGTTCAGCATATTGCACTACATCACCAATTTTTATTTCTTTAACTGAATCACCTATTCCAACAACTCTCCCTCTATAAGTTATTTTTTGAGCTATTTCTGGAATAATAAGTCCAGATGCAGTTTTAGATGCTGCCTTTATTTCTTTAATTAATAATTTTTGTCCTACTGGAATAATTTTCTCTGCCATAATTGTTGATTTTATAATTGGTCATAAGCTAAACCTGCACCACCACGTACAGAGCTGTCTTGTTCTTGTCTCATATCTGTAAATGCCCCTTTATATGATTGTCTAATTGATTCAAATTTTGCAGCTGCATTTACCATTGAATTTATATTTCCATCTCTACCATGTTCAATAGCTGTTACTTCCATATACTTTGCTAATCTATCTAACATTGATTTTATACCCACATATGCCCTATAAGTTGGTGTTTGATATAATTTTTCACACATTGCCTTAGCATATCTAATTGGAGGATCTTCAGTTGATTCTTCAAGCTCAATTTCTTCAATAATAATATCTTCCTTTTCATGTTCCGGTAAATTAAAAAAAGGATTTAAATCCGGATTAGGACATGTCATATAAAACAAATATTTATAAATAGACATGTAGGTATCTGGATATTCTTCCATAATTTTTTTAAGAAAAGGTAATGCATGACAATGTTCTGTTATTACTAAGTTACTATTTTCTATATCAAATAATCTTACTATCATGATTTGTTATCTTTTATCCACATCATTAATGACATTACTTCATCTTTTAAATATGGTAGTTCATAAATTTTAATTGTATCTAATACTGGCTCACCTTCAACATGTTCGTTAATTGGATATCCAAATTTATCTTCTCCCACTTGTTTAAACTTAACATGTTGAATTGTCATTTTACCTATTTTAAGTTTAGGATTATGTTTTTTTATAATATACATATATATACTTAATTGTAAATTATAATGATTAAGATTACAATCATCTAAATGACTTATTGGATTGTACATTTTATTTGTAATACCTTCCCAATTTGTAAAACCTTTTTCTTTTATTTCTTTATTTGTTTTGTAATCATTTATATTTATTACTCCATCTACTACTTCAACAACATCTGCTTGACCACATAATCCAACAGATTTTAAATAAACCAAATGTTCAGGGTATAATCCATTATCTAGTTTTTGTTCTGGTGAAATCTTTATACCTTTGTCATCTATTAATGGTTTAATAATAGGTACTTCTACACCATTACGCTCTATTGTTTTAAAATCAAGCATATCAGCTTCTCTTTGATTATGATAAAAATTACCTAAAGTTATAGCTCTATTTGTTTCTCCATCCCATGCAGCAATAATTTCTTTTGGTGTCATACCATACCATTTAGATCTTTTATTCTTAGATGATTTTTTAGCTTGAGCATCTCTATCAAATTTAGGTTTAAATTTACCTATAAAAGATGTTACACCTGTCCATTGAATATTGTCATTATCTATACTTTCATATATGTGACCTTCTTCTTGAAATTTTATTGCCATAATATTATGATATTGTAGTATACCACAATTGATTTTCTTTGCAAGTGTATACTGTTGTTACTTCATTGTTTATATAATAATTAATCTGTACCATTGTTTTCTATTTGATTATTAATTAATTCTTCTTCTTCTTCAGAAGTTACTGCATCCCAAAACCCTTTGGGGCATTCAGATGCTAATGATCTTACTTTAAATCCTAAACTACATCCACATTCTGAGCAACATGGCTGAGTACCTGGAGCCAAACAATCATTTCCTTTTGCATCAAATAATGAACAATTAATACATATTTGATATCTATCTGTTGCTAATGCCTCTACATGTTCTTTTTTAAATAGTGAATTTGCTATTCCATCAGCAATTTTATCTGCATTAGTAAATATATCTAAATATTTTTTCCATTTACTTTTCACTCTTAAAATTTTTTTTATTTAATATGTCTTGTTCCATTTGTTTTAATGCTAATTCCATTTGCTGCACATTTTTATTTATATCTTGACTTTTTGCAAATCCAACATATGTTCTTTTAGCTAAGTTACCTAATATACTTTTATTTTTTTTAATTGCTTTTTCAAGTTTATTTTTTCTTAAATAAAAAGTTCCTAATCCATCTACGTGTATCCTTGGATAATTTAAATTAGATAGTTTCTTTCTAAGCTTAGCATAATAAAAAGTTATAAATTCATCTACAACTGTGTTATGTACACCTACTTCATCAGCAATGCCTTTTTTTATTTCTTTATGACTCTTCGGATTCACTACCTAATATTTTATAATCAAGCAAAACTAACCCCTCTGTTTGAACACTAATGTTTTTTTGAAGAGCTATTGTTTTTTTGTTATTTCCTTTCTTACTAAGTAAATTTTTTCTTTCAGCTTTTGTTATTGCGTTTCTAGCAGATTGTGGACTTTTAAATACTCCATCTTTAACAAGCTTTAAACAAAATTTAGTCAATTCTATATCTTTATTTTTTGATAGATCAGCTAAAAACTTTAAATCAGAATTACTAATAAGTATATCATTAAAAAAACAATATGTCATAATTTGATACTGAATACTTATATCAATATCAACTTTCATTTTTAAATCAACTTTATTAACTATTGCCATATCACAAACTTAATATCATATCAACTAAATCAGGGTGTGGATAACAATCCGTTTTATCTTTCCTAACATTTGTATGTGTTAATAATCCTTTTACACTACCTAAATATGCATCTTTTTGAAATCCAAATCCTTTGTTTGGTCCATGTTTTTGTATGAACTGTTTTAATCCTAATCTAATATCAATTTGATCTCTTTCACCTATATACTTTATCCATTTCTCGGTTGCTTTTATTTGAGCATCTGAGTAACTATGAAACTTATTATATCCATTAAAAGGTTCATCTAATAAAGTAACTTGATTTTCTTGACATAATGAATTTACATATGTTCTGTTATCATGAGTTAAATATCCCATAGAACAAATTTCTATACCAACTGAATGACGGTTCATCCAACCTGATCCTGTTTTACCTAAATGCCAACCTTGTGCACCGGTAGGAAAAGCTTGAACTAATGTACCATCATGCTCATTGTTTCCATTTCTATGATCAATACCACCTAATACAAATTCAGTAGCTATACGCCCACGTGAATCTCTACCCCACATATCTATACATGCATGTGGATTAGCATGACCAGCAGTATGATGTAAAAAAATGTATTCATTAACTACAGGTCCATTAATATATTCTCCTTTAGGTAAATAATGTTTATGAATTGTTTGATCAAAATTAGTTTTGTAGTATTGACCTTGTAAATCAGTATCTTCATCAATTTCTTCAGGTCTAGTTAGCTGTAAATTCATCAATAATGCCCACATATCATTATCTACTATACCTGTAACAGGTAAGTTATGTGTAAGTTGAAATCTATCTACATATTTTTCAGTATTAGGGCCAAAGATACCATCAGCTTTTATCCCTAATTTGTTTTGAAGTACAACTACGTTAGGACCAGATGATCCCACTTTTAACATCTTCATACTATGAAGGGTTCATTGCATTATCCATAGCAGCTTTAAATTCATCTGCTTCAGGAGTTGATGGTTGTCCTCCTTCTTTTTGTGCAGCATACTGTTGTGCCATGTACATTTGAGCTTGCATACGTTCTGCTCTAGCTTTTTCAATTGCAGACAATAACATCTCATAATCAGCTTGCACTTCTAGATGAGGTATGTTGTCTTTGTAAAATTCTGTAATTTCTGCCCTACGTGTAGCTAGTTCTTCTTTACTTAGCTGAGGATTTTTATCAGATAAATCTGAATTGGTTTTTGTATTAGCCATTTTTATAAATTTAAGTTAATAATAACAAATATATATAAAAAATGTTTAAATTAAAAAAGTTTATGATAATTTATTGCGTTCAAGCAAAACAATTAAATCTTTGACATCTGATATATTAGTAAATTGTATATCTCCTTCTAGTATTTCTACTATCCATGATTCTTCTTGCAAATTATCATGACTATTAGAGATTAATTCTATTTTACCAACTTTATATGCATAAAAATAAAATGGTGTATCACCTGATTTTTCTTCAGATACATATACTTTTTCAAACCCTAATTTTTTTATACTAGATTCCGTCATTATTTCTACCATTTAACTTTATCTGCCCAATATGCAGCTGACATCTTACCTTTCTTAATATTTCTTCCATGTCTAGCTTTAAAAGATTTACGTTTTGCTTTCATTCTAGCTGATTCTCCTGCTTTAGGTTTACCTGCTGTGCTAGCTCCTTGTTCACCAAAACGTATTGTTTTTACTTTATCTCCCACTTTAGCTACAACCACATGTGACTTTTTTGGATGTGATGGTGTACGTTTAGGTTTATTATAACCTGATACTCCTGCTTTTGCTAATCGGCTATCTTTTTTCTTTGCCATGTTTTTATCTTATGAATCAGTACATAGATCATCACAACCTATACCATCTAATATTGTTTTTATTTCTGCATATGTTTGAGTAACAATAATTGGTAATAAACCAACACCAACATATACATATCTTAAATTTAAATATACACCTGTAGATAGATCAAAATATTCTGAAATACCCTGAATTTGTGTTGCATCTATATATAAAGATTGTGTTGTTATTTTTGGAGCAATAGGTTTTCCATATATATCTGTTTGTATCTGACCAGCTAAATCCGTAGCGGGTTGTACTGTTGCCTGAGTTAATGTTACAAATTGTTTTTGATATATTGGTATTCTTGCCATAATTAATGTACTATTTTTAAAAAGTCATCCGTTCTATAAACTTCTCCTGTTGTTAAACCTGCAGTTATAGCAGCATTATTGTCTGCATGTACAGGGACACCTGATATTTTTAATTTAGCAATATTAACATTTGAAGCATTAATATTTAAAAGATCTGCAGTACCACTATCTAAATCTCCTACTGTAAAAACTCTGTTATTATTTACGTCAAATATTGAAATTCTATGGTCACCGTAGTCAGATTGCATATAACCTGAACCTGATACTGGATCATTAAATTTAAAATCACCTGAAACGTTTAATTTATAAGAACTAGATAAATCAGAACCAATAACAACGTTTCCCTTTAAATAAGTACCTACTATAGAATCATTACCTAATGTTACAGTATTAGAGCCAAAACCAGTGGCAGCATATCCTATTACAATTTGATTTTCAGTAGCTATAGAACTCCCTCCTGATGCTGGTCCAGGTTGAGACAGTGATCCTATATAAATAGATTCTCTGTTATCACCTCCATTAGTTCCTCCTGGTCTATTATAACCTGCAGCATATCCTATTGCAGTATTATTATCACCTTGTATTAATGATAAAGCATATTGTCCAATTGCTGTATTTCTATCAGCATCTGTTGGATGATCTAATGCATATGGACCTATAGCAATATTACTTATTCCAGATGTATTATCTTTTAAAGCATCCCTACCTAAAGCCATATTAGAAAAATGTGCGCCACCACCAAATCCTAGTGTCATATATATAGGATTAGCACTAGTGTCTAAAGTAAATATACCTATATCTCCATTAACTTGAAGTTTAGTTGTTAAGGCTGTTGGAATTACTATACCTGCTTTATCAATTATTACTTCACTTCCTGTATCGTTTACAACAGAATTTTCTATACCAGTACCACCCGTTGACCATTTAGTCAAAGTGTTAGCTGTTCCGGTTCCAGTTACTGTACCACCACCGTCTGTTGTTTCAATTACATTACCTGATGAATCTACAGCTAATGTATAGGCTACCGTACCAGTATAAGTTCCGGATCCATAATCTACAAACTTTATTGACTTGTGTAAATCAATTTCTTCTGA